AACCAACCACTGTTTATGCAGGGCCTTAAGCTGGAGCATGACTTTGCATCCATTAATGCAGAGATAACTGCCAAGGGTTGGGTATTCGATATGCGTGGTGCTAGGAAACTAAGACGAGAACTCCAGTGGCGTATGGAAGCTATAGAGGATGAGCTAGAGCCACAACTTGGTGAAGTCTGTGTAATGAAAGGAACTAAAGAGGTAGATAAACTTGTCAAAAAGAATGGAGAGTACTACAAGTCAGTCACAGATTGGTTCAATATGGAACTTGGAACCAAAGCATCTGAAGGATGGGTTTCTGGTCCGTTCTCCCGAGTCGAGTTCAAGGAAGTACGCCTCGGTCAAATGGCAGAAGTAAAGAAATATCTGTATGATATTGGGTGGAAACCTGATGACTTTACTGTCAAGAAGATCAATGGGAAATGGGTAAACCAATCTCCAAAGCTAACAGAGTCCTCTCTGAAGCCCTTGGGTCTAGTTGGTGAAATGATTGGCAACTATTACATGATGCGTAACAGGTTGGCAATGGTTGAAGGCTGGATTGAAAGTGTTAAAGAGTGGGGTGATGGTAGGTTACATGGCGATATGTTTACCATAGGTACACCTAGTTTCAGATGTAGACATCGTGGTATAGTAAACATACCCGGTGTCGGAGCCCCCTATGGTAAAGAACTACGTTCCCTACTAACGTGTGAGAAAGGAAGCAAGGTTATCGGTTCAGATTCTGCTGGTAACCAAGCACGAGGTCTTGCACATTACGTAGGAGATCCTGAGATGACTGCAATGATAGTCGAGGGTGATGAGAAAGAAGGAACTGACTTCCACACTCGTAATGCAGAAATCGTAGGGACTAGTCGTAAACTCGCAAAGAACTTCTTGTATGCATACTTATTCGGTGCTGGTGATGCCAAGCTAGGTGAAACAGTATCTGGTATAAAGTCTGCTAAGAAGGGTAAAGAAGCCAGAGCTAAGTTCGATGGCAACTTTCCAATGCTAAAGGCACTAAAAGATAAACTAGAACGAGAGTTCAATGTTGCCAAACTAAGAGTAGGCACAGGGTTTATCACAGGTGCTGATGGTAGACGTATCATTGTAGGTTCAGAGCACCAGCTCCTTAACTACTTACTGCAAACTCTTGAGGGTATTACCTGCAAGACTGCACTTGTATATCAATACAAAAAGATTAAAGAACTAGGTTTAAAGGATACTTATCCTATTCTGTTCTACCATGACGAGACAGCATGGGTAGCGCCTAAGGAACATGCAGAAACTGTTCGTGATATTAGCATCGAGGGATTCAAGAAAGGTCCTGAGTCTGTTGGTGTTACAATAATGGATGGTTCTGGTGCCATAGGTAATAGCTATGCAGACGTACACTAAAGGTAAAATATATGTTTGAATCAACACACAAGCCAGAGTTTGATAAGTGTTTCATTGACGCTGACTCTATACTGTATCGTATAGCAGCTACAACGGACTCTTTGACTCAAGCTAAAGGACACTTCGATACATCTCTGAAAGCTATCATGAGGGACACAGATAGCGTTCAGGGGTTTGTTGCAGTGAAAGGTAAGGGTAACTTCAGGTTCGAGATAGCAGAAGACTACAAAGGTAATAGGTCAAGCAGTGACATGGACCCTAAGATGAAAGCTATGCTAGATGACTTATACCAGTACGCTTGGGATACTGATTGTTTTCAGTCACATAACTGTGAGGCTGACGATGTGGTATCTATCTGGGCTACTGAAGCCTTAGAACTTGAAAGTACTTTTGTCATTGCCCACATAGATAAGGACATCGATATGATTCCGGGCTGGCATTACAACTTCAACAAAAAGAATCTATACTATATCGAGCCTGATGATGCTCACCTGAAGCTATGTAAGCAGATGCTAACAGGCGACTCAGCTGATAACATCAAGGGCCTCAAAGGTGTAGGTGAAAAGACTGCTTTGAAGATACTCGATGGGGTATCTGCAGACGATGCATTGAATGTTGTAATAGACCAATGGCGAAAGAAGTACCCTCGTGATTGGAAAGTACATCTTGAGAAGTGCTTCAACCTGTTGTACATGAGACGTAGCTGGGATGACTTCCGAGCGTTGACTCTCGAGGAGGTGTTCGGTGCGCCATAGCATTGTGTACGTACCACTTGCCATACTACTGGGGATTCTCTTTGGTATGGCAGCTAACCTATATATACTTACAAAACAAACAGAAGTAAAACCAGTAGAGACTAACAAGTATCTTTGTGAGAAAGTTAGTGGTAAGTTTGAATGTGAGAAATACTTGGAGGACTAAATGGATTTAGGACATTGGAAGTACGAAGGTGAGCCATTCGATCCCGATGATTATTTCGGGTTCATCTATATCATATCAGTAGATCATGATAGTGGTTGCACTCGGTATATAGGTAAGAAGCAATTCCATAGCTACAAGAAAAAGAAAAGAGATAAAGAATCTAACTGGAGAACATACACAAGTTCTTCAAAGCATCTGAACTCTCTGATCTCAGAAGTAGCTAAAGATAAAGTGTCACTAGAAATAGTGCAACTGTTTGAAACCAGAGGTGGCCTAGTGGCTGGAGAATGTAAAGTCCAATGGTACCTCGATGTATTAACTGAAAAGGATGGGGAGGGTGTACCTCTCTACCTTAACAGACAAATAGGCGCAGTAAAATTTATTCCAAAGGAAGCAATAACTGATGAAACAAAAAGCAAACTTGATGAGTTATACAGAAGTGGAAGATTACTTATCCAAGGACAAGAGCAAGAAGTGCACAAGGAGGTTGGCAAAGGAACTAGCGAGTAATAAACGTAAACAAGCTAAAAGCATGAAAGAAAGTAGGTGGCAGTGATGGCTGGTGCTAGATTTGTAGGACATATGCCCTGTAACTATTGTGGTTCCTCTGATGCAGTAGGGATGTACAGTGATGGCAGAGGTAAATGCTTCAACTGCAATAAAGTTAATTATGCAGATCAATATGAAAATGGTGTCGAAGGGACACAAACAGAAACTAAACAAATGGTTCAGACTATGCAATATAATGAGTCACTATCTGATATACAAACGTATGACTCTCGTGGTGTGCGTGAAAGAAGCATAACCAAACGAGTGTCTGAGTTCTTCGACATGAAGGTAAGCTACGCAGAGAATGGTAGTATAGATGCACACTACTATCCCTACACAGTAGCAGGTAAAGTAGTAGCTTATAAGAAACGACAACTCCCTAAGAACTTCCGAGTTGTGGGTGACATGAAAGACCCTAAGTTAGAACTCTTTGGTCAGTCTAAGTTTACAGGTGGTAAATACCTCGTTATTACTGAGGGTGAGTTGGATGCAATGGCAGTCGCCCAAGCTTCCTTAGACACCAGTAATCGTATCTACCCTGTAGTCTCGTTACCTTCATCATCTAACATGAAGATACTCTTGAACAATCGTGAGTGGATTCGTGGGTTCTCAGAAGTTATCTTAATGTTTGACAAAGATGAAGCTGGTGACAAGGCTTTGACTGAAGCTGCAAAGATAATAGGCTGGGATAAAGTAAAGGTTGCAACTCTACAAGAGAATGACCCTTGTGATACATTAGTAAAGCATGGATCAGTAGCACTGAAATCTGCTATATTCAATGCCAAAGCGTATACACCTGCTTCTATTGTGAGAGGTGAATCAATTTGGGAAGCATACCAAGAGCGTAAAGCTGTCGAGTCAATACCATACCCTAAGTGTCTGGAGGGACTCAACGATAAACTCGAAGGTATGCGTAAAGGTGAGATTGTATTGTTTACTTCAGGTACAGGCTCAGGTAAATCTACCATGATCAAAGAGATCATTTTGGAATTGCAAGATAACACCGAGGACAACATTGGGTTGGTGTCCCTTGAGGAATCTATTGGCGACTCAGCTGAGAAGTTCATCAAGATGTTTACACCAGAGAATCCAACTCCCGAGGAGGAAAGGGAAGCATTCGAAAGAGTGTTTGGAAATGAAAGGTTAATCTTGCTAGACCACAATGGGGCAGTCTCTGACTCGTCTCTAATTGATCAGATAGAAAACTTGTGTCTACTTGGATGTGAATACATTATACTAGATCACATTACAATTGCTGTATCAGAAGGTGCAGATGGTAAGACAGGTAACGAAGCTATTGACTCTGTCATGAGTGACCTACTCAAGATAGTTAAGAAGCATAACGTATGGTTAGGTCTTATCAGTCACCTCCGTAAGTCTCAGGGTAAGTCATTCGAAGAAGGTCACTTGGCATCTATCGATGACATCAAAGGCTCTGGTAGTATCAAGCAGATTAGTTTTGATATTGTAACCTTTGCTCGTAACCTTGTTGCTGAAAGCGAAGAGGAACGTAATACAATACGATTGCGTGTACTCAAGTCACGATTCACAGGTAAAACTGGGGACGCTGGCTCTGCTTCCTACGACACCATAACGAGGAGACTTACAGGTCAGCAGGACTTTGACTCTTATAACTTTGGATAATCAGAATGACCCAAGCAATACAAGAAGTAACAAAGTACATCGAGGGTAAGTGCAATTCAATATCTCGAGGAAGAATGCACACAGGGGCTCGTCTAATAAACTTGATGAGACCCTACTCTGTAGATATGGCTGCTTTAACAGTGAGGGCTGTATCTGCAGCCTCTCTCTGCTACCAGAAGAGTAGGCGTAAGTCAGATGCACCATTCAAGTTGACTGTGACATCTACATCGATTGGTCTTAGTGTTATATCCCATATGGGTGTATTCAATACTAACTACCAAGAGTTGTTGTCTGTTGGGGATTTATACTTGGAAGCTTTACTTCAGCTAGGCTTTATACAAATAGAGAGGGAGTACGATGGGTATAGAGCACCTTACATAATCAAGCTGACTGATCGTTGGATTGAGATAGGTGACCTACCCCCTGAGTATGAGAAACACACTCTCATGGGTACTTCCTTTGTAAAGCCAAAGCCAATCAATGGACTCAGGAATGAGTTCACCAAGCGACCATATATAAAGCGTATGAGTTCGGAAAGGGATTTCCAACAGTTGCTTGACAGGCCCTTTGTGAAAGCACTTGATAAACTACAATCAACTGCATGGAAGATAAACATACCTATTGCTAAAGCACTGGAAACAAACATACATAAGTTCCTTGATCTCGAGGATACCTCAATGAAGTCCAGATCAAAAGCAATAGAGATGAAGTTTGTCTTATCTAAAGTACATGCAATAAGTGATAACAAGTTTTATCAAATGGTAGAGTGTGATTATCGTGGTAGGATCTACTACACAGAATCATTCTTTAACTTCCAAGGGTCTGATATAGCCAAAGGTCTATTCCTATTTGAAGATGGTAAACCATTAGACGATAAGGGGTACCAATGGTTATGCATACATACAGCTTGTTCATACAACCAATCATACAACATCGAGGATTTACCCGAATGGCTAACAACAGACTATCGAATCTATCTGCAAGACGAAGGATTAACCACAATCTCAGTAGACAAAATGACTCTCAAAGATCGAGAACTGTGGACACTGAACAATCTCACTTGGATAACCCAATTGGCAGATGGGGAAGAGTTCAGGATGGAAGCAGAGAAACCAGTGAGTTTCCTAGCAGCATGCACAGAGATTCGAAATTATCTTAACTGTAACGATACATATATGTGTCATTTGCCGATACCTGTGGATGGATCTAACAATGGTTGGCAACACTTAGCTGCTATGTCAAAGGACAAACAAGCAGGAGACTTGGTGTCTCTTGTACCTAACGACATACAGAAAGACTTCTATGTTCAAGTTGCTAAAAGATTAATAGAGAGGTTACCCGAATGGTTTGACGAAAGAAAGATGCCCATGAAAGCTATACGTAAAGGTATAGCAAAGCGTGGGTCTATGACTAGAGCATACTCTGCAGGTCAAAAGAAGATAGCTATAAACATGTACCATGACTGTAAGGTTGAAGGTTATACCGAAAAGTACAACATCACAGAAGATGATTGTAAAATACTAGCAAAGAACCTGATACTAGCAATCAATGATACTTGTGTAGGTCCGTTAAAGACCATGAAGTTTATCCAAAAGATAACTGACTATCTTCTAAACCAAGGAGAGACTTGCACTAAATGGGAAACTCCCTCAGGGTTCCCTGTGTTATACGAAGTGTGGCGACAAAAGAACATCTGTGTTAGGAGTTCTATCTATGGCTTAGGTCAGATAGGTCACTCCATAAAGATACCTATGATAACGCAGAATGGTGACATGATGCCTTGCCGTAGGTCTTTTGCGTCTGGCTGTAGTCCAAACTTTGTACACTCAATGGATGCTGCTCACATGGCTAAAGTGATCGATAGTTTCCCCGGAGACTTTGGAGCTATACATGACTCCTTCTCAACTCATGCATGTGATGTAGATAAACTACTGGATCATACCAAGTGGCAGTTCGCAATGATGTACAACAAACAAAACTTCTTTAACAATATAGAAACTATGATGCTTACCACAAGAAAAGACTATGATGTAAAGCAACCTATACTGGGTGAGCTAGACATCTCAGAGATAATATCATCTGATTATTTCTTTTGTTAAGTGAGGAGGAAACAATGACAGACAACGTAACAAGTATGCCGGGTGTAAGTCCAACTGACCCCAAGATAGAACCTGACAAGTACGATGCGGAGAATGCTTTGATGGAAGATCTTAAAAACTTAATAGAAAAGTACAATGGTCTTATCTCTAATGTAGCTATGGTAGGATGCATACAGATAACCCAAGATATGCTAACAATTAATCTGATGACACAAGGAATTGAAGATGACTAAACAAAATGGATATAAAATCTTTGAAGAGCTAGAGGAGTCTGTAATCCAATGGGCATTCACAAAAGGTATCCTAGGGGACTACTCAATGGAACGCAGACTAGCTCAGCTAAGTAAATTCGAAGAAGAAGCTTCTGAGTTTATGCATGAAGTAGAAAGTGAAAACCTCCATGCTATACGAGACGAGCTAGGAGACGTTCTGGTAACGCTTATTATCCAAGCAAACCTATGGGGTCTATCCCTGTCAGAATGCTTAGAGGAAGCTTATGAGAAGATCTCTGCTCGATCTGGTCAGATGATCGATGGCGTATTTGTTAAAGATGAATAAAGGAAACTAAAATGAGTGAAAAGAAATCATACAACGTAACACCTGATATTGATGATATGGAGTATGTAGATATGATGGGTCTTGACCCTGAACTTGCATACACACCTGAGATTAATGATGCTATTCTTCAGCATATCTACTCTGAAAATATCAAACACTATACTGATCGAGGTGATGAACTTGAATTAGCTACACAAAAAGCACAGGTACACTTGAATCAGGGTAAGGCTACTGTAAAACACGCAATAGAAAAGCGTGGTTACTAGTCGAAAAAAAAGACCCCACTAGAAATAATCTAGTAGGGTCAACCTATGGGGCTCCTTCGGGAGCCTCTTATTTTTTAATTATGGTAGAGGGATACCCTCATAGTCCATCTTGACATTGTCAGTAGAATACTGATGTATGCCTTTGAGGTCCTTGAGTAATTTCTCTCTACGCTGCTTAGCATTCTTAGCTATAATAGAGAATTTTGATTTTATTTTATTACTATACGAAGTTTCGAAAAACATCTTCGAAAAGCTATAAGCATTTGCATTTGTTATCTTAGCCACAGGATCCCCTCCTTTTGGGAGAGACTTGCGTACTGACTCAACAAACTTTTCAGCTCTGCCTGTAATACGAGAACCATACTTTTCTGTAGACTTTTCAGGGTCTGCTGCCATCTGCGTAATCAAACCCCAAAGGTACTCCGCATGGTTCCTATCAGACATAGCAGCCTTAGGGTTATCCTGAGCAGCTTTCTTCATCTTAGCTAAGCCAACTAGCTCAGTAGTCTTAAAGCCTTTCTCAAGCTCACCAAGTAAGTCGTACTCCTTATGCATCTTTAACCAAACATCATTAATACCTTTTGTTACACTAAGGAAAGACCCTAGGTCTGTAACAACAGCATCAAAGATAGGTAGAATATATGGGTCACGACCTCCATTCTCCTTACGTAACTTACTAATTACTTCACCAGTAACAATGTTTACCATGGTAGCACCATCTAGCTGGATAACAACCTGAGGGCCTCCTGCACCTCGAGTAGCACCACCCGGGATACCGCCTTTGGCTTTAACCATAGATATTACTTGACGTACCATTGTCGTAAGCTTCTTACGTTGAGATTCTAATCCAGAAACACCCGGAGACTTTTCACTAGTTTCAATGAATGATCCAGACTCACCTTTAGCTCTAATACGAGTAGGTATTTCTTTGATAGACTCATACGAGTATTCACGCTCATTTATAGAAGACTTTATACCCAAAGCGTTTGTGTACACGATAGGCTCATTAACGATAGCTGACATCTCAATATAATCTTGCAAGGTTTGAATGTAATCCACAACATCTTTACCAAGAGTGTTCGTCAACTCACCTGTCAGTACATGATGCAATGCGCCAGCTAACATATCAGTACCTAATTGATCTGCAATCTGAGTAAGTCTTTTACTTTCAGCTATAGTCTTGTAAGCCTGACCTTTCATAGCGCTCAAAGACTGACCATAAGGTAACGTCATCATTGGTGGCTTTAAGAAGTTTTTCTTATCATCAGCAGCAAGCTTAATAGCTTCCATGATAAGACCTGCATCCTCGCTATCGGCAATGTTATGCATCCTCTTAAATGATTCATTTTCAAGGTAATTGTTAGCGTTAGATAATATGTTAGCTTTTAATAAATCACGAAGGTCACCTTCAATACCTAAGTAATCAGATAAAACTTTATCAGGATCATCTTGGAGTACACCAACTCGATACATAGGATCTTGCAAACCAAGTTGAGTTACAATAGCAGCAAGTCCGTTAGAGATACCATCGACTTCTACAGGTCTCATTTGAGATGTAAATGACTTATTATTATTCTTGGCATCCATGTAACGAGCAAATTCCATAGCATGCTCAATGATACTTATGAACTCTGCAGGGTGCTCTTTAGCCTTATTTAAAAACGCTAATGTAGTGCCAGAGAGACCACCTAAAGCTTCATTTAAAGCATCAGCTTCTGGTACTGTAACTAACTCATTAACACCAAAGATACCATTCTCGTTAGCCTCTAACTGAGATAATCGAGAAACAGTACTGTCTGGGTTAAACCCTAACATGACTGTAGCTAGTTCTTTACCAGCATGCTCAACAATCCTTAATTCAGGATCATTTTTAAAGTCAGCAATACGAGCTTTCATACGAGATGCAGATTGCTCAGGTACAAATAAAGCTTGATTAAACAAAGTAGCTCCAAACGAAACTAACATTGCAGTATGCTCTTTCGAGTTTACTCCGGGCTTTATAGTGTACAAGCTAGATGAACCTAACACATTACGAGCTATCTTATGTGCTTGAGGATTCATAACTTGCTGTTGCATAGTTAGTCGAGTGTTAGCTAGTTGTCGAGAGAATGTAAAAGAAATCTGCTGATCTTTGTGAACAGCCAAATCGTTTAACATTTCAAGTTGTCTTGTAGCATGTCTTTGGTACATACTTTGTTGCCAAGACTCTTTGCTTGACTCGCTAATCAAGTCCCTCAGTGCCTCTGCTTTGTTAGCTAAGAACTCTGCACGAGGACTTCCGGGAAGTGAGCTTTGAATTTGCTTGATAACTTCATCTAACTTAAACTGAGCTTCTACAGGTATACGATTTATTTTATTTATTCTATCTTGACCTATATCAAAGAAATCAGCAGCGTATGTGAAGTGACTATTACCACCCATTACCCTAGCCTTAGTAGCTTCTTGTATTGCCTTTAAACCGAAAGCAAAAGCTAATTTACCACGCATTCCACCAACGACATGCCTCACATTAGCATAGTAAGACATAGCTTCATATATCTTGTTTTGGTGTTTAATGCCTGTCTTTAACTGTCTACCTGTAGTTTCTTTGGCAAAAGCCTGACTACCTTGACGAGGTTGACCTCTGCTACTAGGTGTACCAACAAGAGGTTTAATCTTAAATGTAGGTAATTTAAGTCTAGCAGCTCTCTCTTTTATCTTTTCCTGACCATAGGGAGTTAGTTGATAAAAGTCATTGTCAGTATCATAGGGAACAGCCTTTAGTATTTCAGGGTTAGCCTGAGCATACATCTGCATAGCATGTAAACCAGCAAGTGAGTAAGCTTCTTGAGTTAGCTTCGGCATATTTTCAAGACTTGGTCTAGTAAATTCACCACCTTCTCTAGCTCCCCTAGTAGCGTACCACATCTTTTGAATAGACCTGCCCATAGACTCTATTGTTTGAGCTTGAGACTCTTCGATCTCTTGTTGTAGCCCTAAGTCTTTGACATCTTCTTTACTTAAACTATCCACTACATTTTGAGGGATAAGTGTACCAGTTTGAGCTAACATAGGTTCAATAACAGAAAATGCTGTAATCATGTAATCAGGGTCTATTCGATATGAACGTGCATCACTAGTACGAACTGAAGCATTGAACCCCAGAGGTCCAATAAACAGAGATTGTTGATCTAACTTCACCTTATTGTCAACATCAAGAGATGCTTCGTTCTCTTGAGGTGACTTAAGATTATCTATAGATCCAGCTTCTAAAAGAGCTAAGTCTGCTTCAAACTCAGGATCCCCATTTGTTCTTGCAGTGTACAGGTTATCGGAGTTATCCTTAACCTTAACTAGTGAATCAATAACTTCAGGTCCGGAAACAGGCCCCCAGATATTCATTATATCAGTAGAGCCCATAAAACCCCGGGCATCAAAGTCCCCAACATCATACAAATTTTGCATTGAAGGAGGCTGCTCTCTTATTTGTTGTTGAAGTTCGAGAGTCTCAGGGCCCAATTTCGGTACGTTAAACTCACCCACGTAGCCAACCTCCGGAGAGGCAGCTACAGTAGGTTCTTGGGGTACTGGGGTTATACCCTCTTCAGTTACCTGTAAAGGCGCAGCAGCAGACTCTTGAGTAGCACCAGTTAGACGTTCACGTAGAAGTCTTGACAACTCGCTATCAATTTCTGCTTGCTTGCTTTTTGCTAATGTTTGCGATTTACCCGCCATTGGGTTCCTCCTTAATTCAATGTATATTCTGTAGCTCTGTGCTTGACAGAACCTAGGAATGGTAAACTACCATAGAAGTTTTTAACCATCTTAACGTCATCATCTTCCATGTATCCTTCAGCTATCCCATATACCCTTTCTACTGTACCTACAGCAGCAGCTTCACCAGCTACGTTGTTCCATAGGAAGTGTAAGGGTGTAGGGCTTCTGTCTTCACCATATAATGGGAATAAGAAGTTACTGCCGAGTATTCGTTCACCAGTCCCTAACAGACCTGAAGAGTAAATACCTCTAAGTACTTTTTCACGATCAGTCAAATATGGACTTGACTCACCATACTTAAGTTCATCTTTAATTGCTTGGGATAGGAATGACATGAATACCATAGTAGCTAATGTAGCAAAAGTAGAGTAACGTAACCCCACGTTGCCCTTAACACTTTCCCAAAGTCTTGGTATTTGGTTTGCTGTGAATGTTGACACATAACCATTAAACTGGGTCAATAACATAAATCGTGGGTCACTATAGAATAGTGGACGATTGAATGCGTTAGGCATTGGTACAGCTTGGTTTATAAAGTTAGTAGCTCCATTAAGGAACTGAGTTTCCCAGAACACCTGATCTTGGGCGTTAAGTTTGTCTAGCCCACCTTTGGCTACCATCTTTTCTGAAATGTCTACCATTCGATCAACAGGAACACCTAGGTCTTGTAGCATCCTACGTGCATTCCGAACTTCATTAGTTTCAGGTCTACCTCGACTTGTGTAAACAAGCGATAGCTTTTCCATCAAGAAATCATTATAGAATGCAGCTCGTATGTGCCTGTGCATTTGAGTCTGATCTTGCAAGAAGTTAGCCTTAAAGAAAGCATCTGCAATAACACGAGTAAAGTCGTTAGTCTCAGTCATACCAGTTGTAGTTGCTGCACCTGTTTCTTGTAGACCCAGACCAGCTCTATTGACGAGATCCTCAGGGGATCCACGTTCAACTTGGGAGCCTTTACCTGACTCCATAATACCAGCTTCTTTAGCTACACCAGAAACCCTAGAGACTTCCCCAAGGTTCTTCATGTAGTTTGCTAATGCCTTACCAGCTTGTTGACCAACAGTTCCAATGTTATCTAGTAGTATTTCACGAGAAACACCATGAGGTAATAAACCCCATTCTGGTAATGAAGAAAACGCAGCTAGGCCCAAACCCTGAAGTGCAGTAAGTAGTGTTAAGTACTTTTGTGCATTCTTAAGGAATGGTGACTCGATACGATTGTAGTTACCAGATTCAGCGTTAAGTAGGTTTCTTACGTTAAAGGCAGCTTTACTAATGTCTTTCATTAAGCTGTCTAATACTCGCTGATCCCCAGCGGCATACTCTCTAGCTTCTTTAACCATATCTTCAAACGCTTGGTCTACCAATGAACCATCTTGACCGAAGAAAGTCATATGAGCTTGGTAACGAGCATTAGCACGAGCAGCTTCACTCATATTATTAAAGAAGTTCTGATCTAAAAACTCAGCAAACTCAGGGTTATCAGATAAACCAAACTTACGACTCTTATGTTCTCCCGGTAGGATACCACCTTTTAAAACATCAAAAGCTTCTTGAGCATTAGTGATATTCTGGTTATTAATGATCGAATATGTAATCGCTTCAGCTTCACCTTTACTTAACTGAGGGTAGTTTTTCATAAGTGTGTTTACAAACTTAACACGATTCTTTTCGATATAGTCTCGCTTAAAACCTTTATGCCTAAATATCCAATCAGGTAAATTACGAATAGCTGCCCTGTTAGCTGCTTTATTTATATCGTTAGTTTCTTTAAGCATACGGACTGCCATATTGTCAGCCCTTGTAAGAGTCTCTATAAGAGCTTCTTTGTTATCCCTGTAGGTAGGGTCCAGTGACTTCCAATCGACCTTATTAAGGGCCTCTCTGACAGTCATAGAACCATCTTTACCTTGCTTGGTAATGTTAATCAAAACTTTCCTGTAGAAACCATCAATAATCTTAGATGCCTCTTCAGCTTTAGCAGCAGCAGACTTAGCTTTGTTGACAGTGAACTTATCTATAAGATCCTCAGACTTACCTAATGTTTCGTTAAGAGAAGCATTGATGTGTCCTTGGAGGTTGGTAAAGCTACGTCCGGGGAGAGCCCCACCAGTTGTATGACCTAATACAGATAAGAATCTAGCTGCTGTAGGTAACTTAGCACCTAAGTCTCCTAGGTATCTTGATGAAGCTGCTTGGAAGAACCCTAAGGGGCTCTGAACAAACTGCCACATTTTACCGATAGTCGTAGTTTCTTCAGCTTCATAGTTAGCAGCAAGACTATCTGTAGTTATACTTTTGACTTTCTTACGTTTGCCTTTCTTACCTTTGACTTTTTTAGCATTTACTTTTTTCTGTTGAGCTGCAGTCCATTCTTCATTTACACGAACTTTGTCATACTCTTGAACTTCTTTTTCAGAGGCATAGTCAAACTTTCTTCTATCTTCTGGATCTGCGTTAGTCAAAGCATCAGCAACTCTTTTCCAATCCCCAGCGTCATAAGCTGCTCGAGGGATCATAAACGTACCACCTAGTAAACCACCAGCTGCAGCAGCGTTTATTAATCTGTTTTCAACTTCATCAAAGTCCCATTCTTTGTTAGAACCTAATACAGCTGCAGTGTACTGTGTAAGCTCCTGCATCATCTCCGTAGCTGATTCCCCAGCAGCACCTTTAGAGATCTGACCAACAGCTCTCCTTAATGCAACGCCTCGAGCAACCTGATCTTGAGCTAATCGTAGCCCATCAGACGACAGTTCAGCTAAAGCACGTTTAGACATACTAGCAACCATCTGAGATGCTTGATCGTAAGTGAGACCATCTTCTTCCCTGAGATACTCAATAAGTTCTTTACGACCTTCTTTTGTTATTGCCTGTGAAGGAGATATAAGACCTTTGGCACCCACTCGATCAGCTACCATCATCAGTGCACCAGCACCCAACGCTAAGCTAAAGCTTTTCTCGCTAACCGGGCCTTCCATTTCATCAAGAACAAGACCAGTGTACATTGTGGCAGGTACAGCAAAGGCAGCACCACCTGTCATAGGGGCAGCAGCAGTAGATGCTATAGCTGCTATAGTCATACTCATGTATGGTAGAGAACTACCCATAAGAGATGCAATTGAGTCAGTGGCTTCGTCAAATGAAGTCCAATCAACCTCAGTAACATCAGTACGCATCATAGGCATAGCAGCGAGTTCATTCTCGTATGTACCAATACCAGATGCAAAGTATGTATCTAAGTCTTCAAAACCAGCCATGTTAGATAGCTTACGACCAACCTCTAGGAAGCTCTGGCCTACGCCCATCCAACCGATGTCCCAGCCAGTACCAAAAGGAGTATTAGTCATACCCTCAGGATCAGCACCAGCAATACGAGTTCGGATGCCCTTGTATAAATCTGGATTAGCAGCATACTCTTGCAAGTTAAATGCCATGACTTTTTGTACAGGTATACCTCCGGTATCTGCAGTTTCAGCTGAACGTATAATTTTTGCAGCCTTTTCAAAGTCATTAAGGTCATTGAAGTTAGTGTCACGTAGAGACCTACGTAGTACCCCAGCTCGGTAAACATCGCTACCATACTGATCAGTGGTGATGTCAGACTTACCCATAAACCCGGGGAGTACTAGCCCTGAAGCTAGTAGCATATCTGACAATGCGTTACCATCATCATCATAAAGATCGCCAATGTTACGACCACGATCATCTTCAGTATCACCTAGCTTAACATTAGTAAAACCATGTTTGTTTGCCAGAGACCAGATATAAGATGTAGCTAGTTCAGCACCAGCTTCACCATACTTGTACCCTTCACCTTCGATAAACTTAGAAGTTTCTCGTGTGTCTACGTTACCAATACGAACCCTCTTACCAGTAGTGTTATCAACGATAGTATCACCATCAATGAAACTCCAATTAGAGGATCCAACTTGAAAAGAAGCAGGAGCTTGAGATGACGAGCCAACGTCCCCAAAACTTATTCCTTTTAACAATTGAGCCGTAAGCTCATCATTCTCGCGCATAATCTATTCCTTCTTAGTTGCTTTTTTGTTCAAACCTAACAAGTCATTAAAGTAATTTTCATCTTTACCTACAAGGCTAAAGAAGCTGTTAAACTCTTTACCTGTTCCGGTAGTGTCAGTAATCCATTCAATAAATGGAGTTGACTTGTTGTTAGTAGCGACTCTAGTCCAGTAGTCGTTAAACTGTTCGTTAGACTTTCGGTTGTTAAAGTCTTTGTAAGCCTTCTCAAAGACATTTTCAAATCTAACTAACTTATTGATTCTAACTTCTTCTTGTCTAACTTGAGTAGCCGTTAAGTCCTTTCTTGCGTATAATCTTTCTAAAGCTTGAGAGCGTACTGCATTGACGTCCCTAATACGATTAGATAATTTGTTCTGAGCATCACTGCTTGCCATATTACCTTTAAGCATGTAGATTTCCCTAGGTAAGTTTACTTTAGCAGCCTTCATCATCATGCGATCAAACTGACCTTGAGCAGAAGCTATATTGACAACCCCACCCGATGCTACTTCACGAGCAAGCTGACCCATAGCTTCTCTCAATGCCTGTTGTCCAGTAGGTGATTCTAAGTATTCTAACCCATAGGAGTCCACAAGATTAGAAACAAGTTGGTCTGAAATACCAGCTTCTGAAAACATTTGTTTAGCAATATCTATGTTTTGTTGCTCATAACCCTCAGGTCTCGCGTCACTTTTAACAAGATCTTCAAGCTCATCTATTATAGCTGGTTTAAACTTATCTCTGACTTTCTCTGAAGCTTTGATAATACGAGTGTTCCTATCTTCCTCACCTGACTTTGACAGACGATGACCAGAGGTAGATACTTGATAAGCTACGTTTTCAGGAGCATTAACAGGTCTGAAGAATTTACCATTAGGGGATACATAAGATTCAACAAAGTTACCCTTATGGTCAACCATGGTTACAACTTTAGACATATCAATAGCATTCTTAGCTGCGGCTTCAGCTTCAGACTTTAATCGTAGTTTTTCTGCCTTAGCATCAGCTTCCATACCAGATAACAACACTTGTCCTGCAGCCATACCAGAGCCACTACCAGAGTAGCCCATAAGACGAGCACCTAAGTAGTACACTAATGCACGTTGGATATTCTTATTACCGAACAAGTCACCAAGTAAAGAAGACTCCTTACGTATAGCTTCAGAAGGTGATTCGCCTCCATCAATTCTGCTAACTATATTCTCAGCCATATCTTGAACTTTTGAATCATCCTCTGGATCTAAATCCTTATCAACCTCATCTTTATCAATTCCACTAGCAGCATCAGTTATCTTGTCTAACTCGTAATTGTTAATTTCAAATTGTTTTTGACTAACAACAGGTAATCCTGCCTCAGTATTTTTTTCAACATAATTTTTATAGTTTTGATTAGAATTTTCTGCAGAAGCTCTTTTAACATCCTGCTCTCTAGCAAATGCATCCTCAATTAAATTCTTAGCCCATTCATTCCTTTCATAATCTTCAGATGTTAGCTGTTCACCAGACTTAGCTTTTTCAACTAATCGATCTCTGATTTCGTTTGCAATGCTAAGATCTTCGTCTTGTAGTGCATCAGCACCTTCTTGCATCATCTTAGGGTATTCAAGCGTAGCTTCAATAGCCTTTTTATGTGCTTCACTTTGTTGAGCTACAGGGTTGATTGGAACTCCCTGCATAGGTGGAACTACCATAGTTTTATCAGTTGAAACTTCAGGTGGTACCTCAGGTTTTTCAGAGTCACCTAGTAACTTTTCAATTAAATAATACATTACTTACCTCCTGCACCCTTGCCACCACCCACTGGTGGGTTAGTTTGACGAGGTATCCCAATAGGTTGTCCACCTCCTGCAGTGATAGGATTGCCTTCACGATCCCTAAGAACAACAGGGGGTGCTTGATACGCAGGTTGACCCATCATAACCATATCAGGTACACGAGTTCCGTAATCAGGCTGACCCACCATAACCATATCAGGTACTTGAGATTCTACACCCCGAACTAAGTTAATTGATTCGTAGGGTGTTTGTTTTTGCCAACTTGGGGCTGCACCTTCAACCATAAGTTGTCCAGAGGAGTCAGGTTGAACCAGCACACGATTCATTGAATCATCTACAGGTATTAGTTCCATAGTAGGTTGTACATCATCCTTAACAAAAGCCATTCCTCCATAGCTTCCGGGATATTGAGTACCACGAACATTTAGATCACCTTTATCATCCGTAAGTCCAATCTCTAGGTCTTCTAAAAACCGATCTATTTCTTTATTTACACTCATCTATTATCTCCAAATAAAGATCTAATAACATCCAAAAGACTTACATTAGATTCTCTTTTATTCATGTTCGGATCCGGTACAGGACCACTACTAGTAGCACCAGAACCAGAGGTATTCCTAGTAGGAAAGCTACCCTGATTTACAGGGGGTACCTCTTTAGATGCTTGTTGCATTTGTTTAAACTTATCTACCAGAGAGTACTCTTGTCTTCCACTAGAGGATACACCTACAGGTTTTAGACCAGCTATATCAGGTACTGTGTGAATTACTTGTCCGGGGTATATTAGGTTAGGGTCTTTTATAAGGTTATGCGCTAGTAGTTGATCAACTGTTACACCACTTTTCTTAGCGATACCATATAAAGTATCACCAGGTTTTACAGTGTGCATCTTATCGCTTTCTACTTCTTTTTGAGAGTCACCATACCTACGCATAGCGTCAGCTGTACTGTCCATACGTTTGTAAATACCAGTGCCTTTTTTCTTGGACTCACGATAACCTTTGTGGTCTAGGAACTCGTCAGCAGCTTCGTCATATTTACCTTCGTTTAGAAGTTTAACCCATTTGTGTTTCTTCTCTGCATTACCACGATAAACAGTACCTACAAGATGCTTTTGTAAATCAAAAGGTAACCCCTCGTAGTTTTTAAATAAACCTCGAGTTACATCAACTTTACCTGAGAGAACAGTAGGAAAATCAACACCTTTGTTTCCACCAACTTGACCTACCCCAGAAGTTGTTATACCTTTTGTATCTTTATAGTCACCAGTTGAGTAACCTTCTTCCCCAACAATATAACTTTCTAGTTCGGTGAGAGGTCTCTTGAGTAGTTTTGAAACTTGCTTTCGAGCATCATCTCCGTGATATATTTTAGATGTTGACATCAGTGTCTCCTTATTTTTTACGAGATGCAGCGTATAAAGCGCCACCAATTAACAATGGAATACCAATAGGACCTAATGCCGCAGCACCTTTACCAGCAGCTCCACCGAGAGATGCACCTGTGGTTCCTGCTGCCTTAGCAACTACAGGAGCTACTTGGCTACCAGATCCGATAACAGCCTGAGCTGCCAAAGGTGATAGAGTTCCACCTGCAGAAGCAGCGCCAACTTCCATAAGACCTTTAGCTTGGGCTAAGTTAGAGCCATAACCCATAGTAGTTTTACGAAGAGAGTCTTTGAAACCCTCTTTCAAAGGATCTTTAATCATACTGTCAACTTTATCAGAAACAGCTTGAGATGCTATAGACCCCAGTTGCTGCTCCATAGTCATATCCTTCTTCATCTGAACAGGGGTAATGCTATGTGGAGACCCTGCGATCTGAGGAGTTTTACCCCCAGTAGCCAAAGGCGCATAAGGGTTTTGTTGAATGTCTCCGTACATTACTTACCTCCAGTAGAAGTAGTCACTTGTTCCTTAGGAGCTACACCAGAGAATAAACCAATACGCTGAGCTAATGCTGTGTATGGTGCATCTAGTTCTCGTTGTTGTTGAGCTTGCTCTGCCTGACCAATTTGACCTAATGTCTTAGCACCTAAACCTTGAGCACCTAATGCAGCCTGTAAGTTTTGCATCTGCATTTGTTGAGCCTGCTGATCGATACCAGCAAACTGTGCTGCTAAGCCCTGTTCAATACTTGCTTGGTTTACTGCCTGACGACTACCACCAAGACCACCTCGTTGTCCTGCAGCAGCAGTAGAGGTTCCTAGAGCTCCCTGTGCTTGTTGTAAAGCAGCAGCTCTAGCTCCTGATAAATCTACAGGTCTACTAGCAATATCAGCCATGCTAGTCTCAAGACCTGTTTGAACCCCTGATGCAGCCTTACCTGCTTCTAGTGCAGCAGTACCTGTGTCAGTAAAGCCAGCTACTTTACCTAGCTGACCTGTATCATAGAGACTTTTAGCTTCGTTAAGCATCTCTGATATTTCAGGTTTAAACTCTGATGCAAATCCAGAGGTTGTTGTTTGTGTTTGTGGACCACCACCCATAATACTTCTCCTATACTGTAAAGTCTTCTTTGAGACTCTTACGCATGGTTACATATCGTTCTTTCCAGCCAGCCTTTTCTAATGGCCTGACCAGACCTCTTCGTCCTGTAAATTCCACGCAATCAATTTGGGGATATTCTTTCATCATCTCAGTGAACGTGTTTGTCCACTCGATAAGGTTATTGTTTGTTTTGCCTCCCAAAGTGATCACATGGATGGCAATGAAGTTATTGTATTGCACGATACGAGTAGAGGCTGTAGCAATCTTATTGCCATTCTCGTAGACGTACCATATGTGCATAATGTTAGGGTCTGTGATAGCACCCTGTATTACTTGTAGAGAAGTCCACTCTCCTGAACTGTGAGTCAGTGCTTTGGAAATCTCTGGTTCAATTTCAGAGTAGTCCTTAAGGATGTCCTCTACTTCTAATCGTACAATATCAATACTCATTTTAGTCCTCTTTAGTATCCAGCAACATGGCCCTAAGTTCAGCCACTTCTTGCTTAAGTTGTTGCACTTCAGATAATGGAACATCCAAAGGAGAACGTCCATCATCTTCTTCTACATTATCTACAAACTCGTTATCTATGTATAAATAATTTTCAGAGTTAGTTATTAAATCGTCTGGGTAGCTATCTACTTTATAGAAAGAATCGTAATCTACCTCATGTAAGCCATCTTGAACTAAAAGGTTTACAATAGAGCCCTTACCATCTACTTTTAAATAAATCATTAAGCAATCCTCTTATAGAAGTATTTTCTCCGACTAGATGCATAGCTTGAATCATAGTTTGAAGAATACTTAACATTATTAGCCCAATACAAAATGATAGGCTCTGTGCCGGACGAGTAAAAATGTTCTCCATTTCCGTATATAGTTTGACCAATAATACTATTGTAGTAAGTAGTGCCGCCTGACGTAGTTGTATACCCCGGTTGAAGTAAATACCAACCCACTCCAGCTGGAGGTCCATCGTAAGTACCTCTGCCTGTTAGATAAACAGTGCTCCACGTAGAAGGGTCTCTCATTGGAGATAAATCTACTGGATTGGAGAAAACAACGCCTGCAGGAGTTACTTTCATGTAACCACCAGCACCATCACCACCAGCTCCTGTGCCAGCACCTAAAGCTCCAACAGTAATACTTATTGTAGTATCACCAGCTCTTTTAGAATAGTTAATAACAGATCGAGTTGCTGCGTGACCACCATAAGAACTGTATCTATGGTAAGTACCTGAGCCTGAGTCCCAAGCCCCATGACCACCACCACCAGCACCATAAGAAGTACTCGCTGCATCACCACCATCTTCTGCAGATGAATAAGTATCTCCTGTACTAGAATCACCACCAGCAGATCCTCCAGATCCATAGTAACTCGATTCACCTGCTTCACCATAAGAACTACTCCTGTAGTCTCGAACACTTCCAGTGAAAGGATCGTCAGGGGCTCCTGCGCCACCTGAAGCTGTGTAAGTCACATTACCATTGGTAGAGTTGTTTATAACAGCTATAGTATCTCCACCATCTGCTCCGGGGAAACCATCTCGTTGTCCGGTGTAGTTATAGTAAGCACCTTGGCCACCGCCGCCGCCACCACCAATCATTTCTATTGTGATATTATCTCCAGTTGATAGCGAAGAAATATCTAATGTGTATGTTCCGGCTGAAGTATACTCGATAGGTGTGCTTGTAGAAACTGTCCCATAGAAATCTACACCTGCCATTGCAAATGTACCATCTGATCTAAAGCTAACAACTGAGCTTCCGTTACTTACGTTAATACCTGATATTTGGTTTCCAGAAGTATCTGTACCATTACCTACGTAGATACCTTCGTTAGCAAAGTCACTGAGGTTAGTTTTACCAGAAGCTATCCCAGAGTTATCATCAAGTAAGTTTATTGTGTCATCTAAATCAATAGTAACTGCCCTTACACTATTAGCAGCCATTTTGTCAGCAGTTATAGCATTAGCAGCTATAGAGTTAGCCACTATAGTTCCTGTTGTGATAACCCCACCATCAATAGTTGTTGTGTTAGGTGTGTATATGTTATTCGTAACAACAGCTACTTTACTCGTAGCGTCAGCAGAAGCTGTACTTATAGCATTACTTTCTGCAGTATTAGCTTTACTTGTAGCGTCAGCAGAGGCTGTACTTATAGCATTGCTTTCAGCTGTATTCGCTTTACTTGTAGCGTCAGCAGCCGCAGTACTCGTTGCATTACTCTCAGCAGTGTTAGCCTTGGTAGTAGCGTCAGCGGCTGCAGTACTCGTTGCATTACTTTCAGCTGTATTAGCCTTCGTAGTAGCATCAGCCGCTGCAGTACTAATAGCATTACTCTCAGCAGTAGCAGCAGCACCCGATGGGTCAGCACCCACTGTGGTATACGTTATTGCATTCGTACCAGTGACAACAATCTTAGTAGCATCGATAGAGGTAGCCTGTATCTTTTCTGCAGCTATCGTTCCATCAACAACAAGGTCACCATCAATAAACTCAGCAGGGTCAACCCAAGCATCTGAACTTCCAGACCTAGTGTATTTACCAGCTAACTTACCATTATCATACTCAATTACAACTACTGTTCCGTAGCCAAACTCTTTCTGATTGGAATATGATCTTCCTGTGAAGCTAGACACAGCAGCTACTGCATCAGTTATCCAAGTTGAGTCACCTAGCGTAGGTTTGTTATAACCTGATTTAGTTGATCGTACAAAGGGTATGCCACCTTCTTTTGCCTGAACTGGATAAATTGCCCAAGGAGATACATCAGTACCTACAGTAAACTTTTCAGCAACCCAATATGCAGTTGATGGGGCTGTTCCTGTAAATAGAGTCCACGTTACTCCCGATACTGTGTTATCAGGGTCACCTAACTCAGATAGTAAACCCGGATATGTAGTGTAGTATCGAGTATACGAGGGTGTATCTCCAGATTCACCAGAAGTGAGAGTCCACTCATAATCTGTTGGGTCTGTAGATGCTACATCAGTAGGACCCCACCACAAACCCCTCCATGCTTTCTGATTACCACCAGAGTCAAAGGGTGTCTGTGAGAAACCTGTAACATCATTTTGTGAGTTTACTGTACCATCTGCATTGACGTTTGTTACATTATCAGCGTAGTAAATATGAAGCTGTTTGCTTGTAAGAGTCCAAGTTCCATCATTAAACAGCCAAAGGTTATTTAGCACACTGTCATAGTGAGTATCACCATTTACATAGTTAGTACCAGTTGGTGATGAATTACCTACATAAGAAGTACCACCGGGAGGTGATTTCTTTTCGAGAGCTTTAAGCCTACGCTGTAGTTCTGTTTCGCTAATCCTAGCCATTTAATTTTCTCCTGAAATCTATCGTCTACCAGCTCCTTTAAATGTGAACTGCATAGTGGTTAGTTTAGGGTTTGTTGTACCATTCATTGCTACTTTTAAATGAACATATCGGCCTGACTCCCTGACATCCATCTTGTGTGATGATGCAGGATTGTAGAGTCTATTGTGGTTAGAAAACTCAGTGTTCAAGTTCAAGTAATCAGAGAGCATCGATGTTCCTACAAAGGATACATTAACAGAGTTACTAGACTCTGGGTAAATGGTAGAAATGTCTTTGATTACACTGTTGGCACTTAAGGAATCATCAATGCGAGTAAAGTAACCACCACTTACGTACTGGCTTGTAGACAACTCGTAAATACCATCGTTACCTTTTGCTCCAAAGATCTTTAGACTCCCCTCTACTTCTGTTTCGTATATGTCAGAAATATTTGGAATAGATCGTATGTGAACCTTTCGATCACTGTAGCAGAATACAAATGCTTTGTTTGTACCAAAACCAGTAGTTGCAGATTCCCTAAAGCAGAACCATATTTCTTTATCACGAGTTTGGTGGAATACAAAAGACTTATCTTTATCGGTACCTTTAACTAAGTTGAACATAGCATCTTGGAATATACCTTTAGCTATATCTTCTCGTTGGGCTTGACCATCATGAACATAAACACCATAGTTACCCACAACTAAATGCTGAGAGTCACCTATGTTTGCAAAACATCGGCTTGAGTAAATCCCATCGTCTTCGAAGATAGAGTCAAAACCCAAAACATAGTTGTCACCTGTTTCGAATATACGCACAACACCATCAGTTTTGTACGCTATGAAGTTTTCACCAAGTTGACCACCATCCAGTATTCTTCCCGGAGTTTGTGTTAGGAATGCATCGCCTGCACTGTTAGTAGTAGCAGCTTGCCAATCTACTCCTGATAAAGAGTTTAAAGTTGTAATGTGAGACGACCAAGCGAGATCAATAGGAAACGCTTCATCATCTGAAGTAGTAGCTGTATTCTTATCGTCATAGAACGACATAGCTATTAGTCTGTTTTTGTAAGGACGCATAATACGTGCGTACTGACTTCCTGCCATTGCAGACCATCCGGGTAAATCTACTAGATTACCAGCTGTAGTTGCATCAGCAGTTATATATTGTGGGTTGCCTGTACCGGGATTACAAATAAGCAATCCGTTAAATACAAACAACTGAGGTGGGTACTCTTCATCAATTTCAAAGTTAGCCCCTGCAGTAGCATTAGTAATCTCTGCGTGAACTTGAGTATCAGTGTTATACACGAATACCCGACCTTTTGTAGTAGTAGAAGATGAAGTGTCTTTTAAGACATATGCGATGTTTAGGAAAGACGAGCCAGCTGGGGTCCACTGCGTCAGAGCCACGACCTCTCCATCAGAATACCCTGTAGGTAATCCAATGGAAGATACAAAGTCATATACGCCTTGGACGCTTCCATCCTTAGCTCGAATATCTAAACAATCATTCCAAGCACCCTGCGGTAGCGCATGGGCAGGTACATCTGTGATAAGACCTACCGATGCAAAGTCTATCTCTGGGGTTGTTTGGTATGCCATTTAAGATCTCCTTTGAACCACTGATTGCCCGAAGTACATACCAACCACAGACATGATAGCATGCGATAGCCAATCCGGTACTACGATTCCTTCGAGGTTTATGTATTCAGTTACTGTATTACTAAGATCTAAAAATAAGAACTTAAACCCAGTAGTTACTTCTACAGGTACAGTTGTTGTTTGACCTAGTAATGGTGCTAATAATATAAACCCTGCCATTGACATAAAAGAGATTACTAAGAATCTGCGTATCCAATTAGCGTTAGGGTTTTGAAACTTTCTTGCATTACTTATGGAGTCCTCAGAAGCTTTAAACCTCTGAGTAGCCATCTTGAATTGCTCAGCTCTATCTTGCTGCGACTGAGCCATTAGCTTCAGGAATGCACCACCAAGAGTACTGACAATCATCGTAATGACTTCTAAGGGTAATCCAAACATAATTATTTCTCCTTAAATAGCTGCTAATTTAAAAAGAGTAGTGAGCCCAATCTGATCGCTCAATACAACTAACCCACCACCTATAGCAATCCATTTAATTTGTTGTAGATTTTTTGTTATTGAATTAAGAGTAGTTCGTAATTCATCTGATGCAGAATGAAGCAGCTTGATTTCTTCGTCATGCTGATCCACTCGCCACTCAATCTTAGTTACTTGCTCTTTTAACTGATCCATTTTTTATTATTACTCTTTTTATTGAGATGTGGTTACCACTTAGCTTTATCAGCCCAGTATGCAGCAGACATCTTACCTTTAGAGATGTTCTTTGCATGACGAGCCTTAAAGGAAGCACGTTTCTTTTTCATTGCAGAAGATTCACCAGCCTTAGGTTTTCCAGCAGTTTTAGCACCTTGCTGACCAAAGCGAATGGTTTTAACCTTGTCGCCTTCTTTTGCAACCACAACATGAGATTTTTTAGGATGATTAGGGGTGCGCTTTGGTTTGTTGTAACCACTAACACCAGCTCTTGCAAGTCTTGGGTCTTTCTTTTTCATCGTTTTTTACCTTTGTGTAATCCGTGTTTAGCATGTTGCTTTCCTTTGGCGGTAGCTTCACGCTTCTTTTTATTAGCTGCTGCTAACTTTTTCTTTCCTGCTGCAGTAGACTGTAGCTTTTTAATAGTCTTAGATGGTGCGTAAACTTCACCAGTTTTTCCGCTAGGTTTTCCAGATGGGGTACGCCACTTTTGTTTAGTCCACCTCTTTAAAGACTTTTGAGACTTTTTAAGAGCCATTACTTGTAACCTCCACCTTTAGCCTTATATTCTTTTGCTAACATTTGAGCCTTACGTGCAGACCACTGACCAGCTTTACCACCCTTTGAACCTGATTTAATTTTGTTAAATAAGTTCTTACGCATGGTAGGCTTAGTATAGTTACCAGCTTTGTTTACTGTTGATTTCTTTTTCTGTGCAGGCATATATGTCCTCCATTAAATTTAATATCTACTTGTAATTTTCTAAAGTAAAAGTTGTTCCATGCATCTTGTTAATTTTTGCATGATTGCTATACACAAGAACCTCAGGGTCTTCTAAAAGAAAATCACAGTTTTTACAGAAGTCAGGAAACTCTTCGTTACGATGATCTTCCCTCAGCTTATTATACTTTTCACCATTAAGTACTTGGTCAATTGTGCTAGTGTCTAAGTGACCTAAAACTGCAGCGGAGTCATTACCAAGCACTTGACAGCAAGGGTGTACCGCTGCGGTATGACCATCATTACCGCCAGCTCTTACAACTATGTCGGGACTAAATGGTCTACCACAAGATCTTTTAATACCTTTCCTTTGATAACCATCAGTATACTCTCCGGACCAGTTATGCATCTTCCAGACTTCAGTAAGTCCATCACCATTTAACTCCTTGTACTTTGACAGTTCATAGTCTAAGTTGTCATTGTTAAGTATTAAGTGGTACGAGGCTATCCTACTCTCAGTCCCTTTTGCATAGTCTCTCATAGAATTTAAGTTATCTAAAACAGTATGAAACTTATTTGAGTTCATCCACTGTGAGTAAGATAGTTGGTCATACCCTATGATTGAAAAACGATAGAAGTCTATACCAGCATCTACAATATCTTCCATAAAACTTCCAGATGTTTTTAATCCATTGGAAAATATGTAGGCTTTTGCACCAAGTTCTTTAACAACCCTGATGTACTCTGGTAGGTTATTGTTGAGAGTAGGCTCACCAGAACCTTCTAAGTTTATTACAGAAGCGCCATGTTCAACGCACTCTTCAACAATACTTTTAAATTGGTTCAAAGGCATTCTTTTAAGGAAACCCTTCTCTCTCCCAGTAGATTGAGGGCACATTTGACAAGAGTAATTACAACCCCCATTAACCTCAATGACTGCCCTTTCGATCTGAGAGTACTTCTTCAAATCTTTGTATGAACTCATAGCTGCACCTTATATTACAATCCTTGCATGGATCTATTGTTCTTTCACCTTTCAAAAGATTCTTTCGATACTCCAAGAGTCTTTTATTAGAATCGTAATACTGAGATATAGGTTCTGACTTAACATTACCTAGGGTTTCAATGTCTTTCCACACATCACAACAAAGATTATAATCTCCGTTATAGTTTATGTAGACAACCTCAAAGGGTTTGTGACACATCTTCCCATACCTCGGCTGAGGTTCAAAAGATTGTGGGTTTATTTCTGTTAGTGGAATATAACCAGCCCTAGTTTTCCACTTCCTATCTTCTGGTTTTTTCTTATCCTTAACTAAATAGTCAGGGAAAGTATTGACAGCATCTTGATATTCTATTCTACTTTCAGGGTAGATATTGTATGTAACTCTATCTATCTTATCCATTAAGTGTTTATACCTAGGAACTCTTGCACCATTAGTATTCATTTCAATACGGAAGGATGGAACTTCTTCTCGAAACTCTAAGAGTCTTTCAAGTATCTTCCCAAACTCTTTGTGTAGAGTAGGCTCACCTCTTCCAGCAAGTTGAACTGTTATCTCTTGATCTAAATCCCGAATATTATCAAGTATTAGATCCAAAGTGTCTAAGGACATATGAAGGTTCTGGTTAGGGTACCCATGACCCCTAGGGCAAAAGGGACAGTTAAAATTACAAAGCTCCGTAAGGTTTAATTCAACATACTTTAAAAGTTTACGCACAGATACTCCTTATACTTTACTTTGAATAAATGTGTTTATAGTAAATCGTTTGCTTAAACTACTGCCGTTTCTAAAGCTATGTAATTCATCAGTAAAAATAACACCGCTGTTTTGTTTCCATTCTTGAGTTTTATTTTCTTTTACAAAATGAGTACCCTCAGAATTATATGGGTATATGTAAACAGATGAATTTAAACAACTAGTATCATGTACATGCTCTGGGAAATCCATTCCACATTCTGTGTACTGAAGCTCTATTCTGCAAGTCAGTAATTTAAAAGTATTACCTAGCAGTTCTTTACCTGCTTCTTTAAAAGTAAAGTTAGATTGTTTAAAAAAATCAATTAATAGATCAAAAATATAATTATTAAGTTTTTCTGTAATAAGTGGATGTATTGTTAAGTTAGATGTTTTTCCATCTAAGTGACGGACCTTAACACCTTTTTCAATACCATTTGGTTTAACAAAAACATACCAGTTTGTTTTTAAAGAATCACCTAAGTCAAGATTATCTAGTTCTTCACAAACGAGATTAAACTTGTTGAATAACGAGTCATCCATCATAACTGACTTGCTAATCATAATCTTTACCTTTTTCTAAAAATTGATTTATTGTTATTCTAAAATCACCTTTATTGCATAAGTAGTCGTGCCAAGTTACACCCTCTACCCCACAAAATATAAATGCTCTGTTTTGTCTCCACTCTATTTCTTTACAAAAAGTTTTGTCTTTAGTAAATAGTCGAGTACCTCTGTTTTCAACAGGATCAATGTAGACTACTAAAGATAGAATTTTATTAGGAGCTTCATCGTGCAGTTTATATTTGTAGGGTCCTATGATTGCATTTATTTCAGTGTAAACATTAAGTGTTGTATGCTCTCTAACGTCAGGGAAATATTTTAAAAGTTTAGGTGAAACTTCACACTGTTTAAGTATTTTATTTAACTCCTCATCTCTTTCAAATCGTAACCTAAATGACCCATTAGTGCCAAACCCTTCCTCCTTTAGTTTATTTTTAGCATAAGCTTGTAGCTTTTTAAAAACATTATCAGGGTAAAAGTTATCTATGACTATATATGTCCAAGGTTCTTTAAATATTTCCATGAATGCAAGTCCTCATCAGTATGTCCTTTCTCGTAAAATTTTAACTTACGAAGTAGTTTATCTTTGTATCCTTCTCCGTGAAAATCGTGACATATACAATGATAAAACCAAGTAAGCCATTGAGATAACTGATCGTCAGAGATAGCCTTAACTTTTTCAATACCAGTAAGATCCGGTAGTGTTGGGACTATATCGACCAGCATATTGTTATCTCTCATTTGTACTGTAGGTTTACCCATAAGTATAGACTTAAACGATAAGGCGCTATCTGAGCTAAATACTAGGTCTGCGTTAGCTACCATTTCTTCTGATCTGTACCCTTGAGCTAGGTTAGTGTACTCTGATAAAAGACCTTCTTTGTAAAAGTAATTCCATATTTTATTGTAATTTGTAATATCACCGGGTACAGGGTGAGCTCTAAAAACAGTATATTGTTTGTTTTCAGTAGCCCACTTTAATGCTTTTACTGTTTCATTAAAATCTTTGGTTCTGGTCATTTGCAATGCAAAAAGGTAATATGAGCGATCTGGTTTGTATATACCTTCATCTTGACCATATCTATCATTTCCTTGTGATCTAAAAAAATCTAGTATTCCATCTTCAGTATCAGCTTCGAGATACCTTTCGGTCTTAGGGAAATAATCAACATAAAGTCCCTTACTCATACGCATCATGTGAAAATTAGCATAGCCACCAGTATACCTGTATTTGCAGCTGTGATCTTCCCAATGCATATCCTCTAAAGAAACGTATGGATCAAATATCTCACAATACTCTTTTACATACTTTAGTCTAATAGCTTTATGAGGTTCATTGTATCTGTTTTTGTACCACTCTATATAGTAATTAGCTAGAGAACCCAAATGAAAACCTCCGTCCGCTTGACCAAACAGTATGCCAAAAAAGAGGATCGTCAGACACTTCAAACCTACGAGCAGTCCATCCTACATCATCCCAATCTTCTACAATCTCACCTGTCACCGGGTCTTTATAAATAAAAACACTAGGGTCAATACAGAATGTATAGTATGTCCGTATTCCGGGTTCATTAGAGTTTGTGTGCCAACCAAGCCCTTGACCAGACATGAGCATGTATGCATTAGTGCTTTCATTTGCACCCAATAGCTCAATTGCTTTTTTTATATCGGGTACTTCTTCATTTACTAGAGAGTAGCCAGACGAAGTTTTAGGTCTATCTTCTTCAGGTATTGGCCTATCCCTCCATTCATCCACTGTGTATGTTGTTCTCGGTGTATAATTTGCCCACTTAAAAGCAGTATCTTCAATAATACCACTTAAAGCAGATGTAACTTCGGGATCAACTTCTATTCTGTATGTCATTATGCGTTATCCAAATAGTTAAGTATGTTTAGAGCATCTTCATCTGTAAGTAAATGCTCTTTTTGAATCTCTTCTACTTTCTTAAGACCTAAGTGTACCCTGCAAAGCATAAGAATTGTATTGTATTCCGGAGGTCTTTCATCTTCAGGAACGAGGAGGAGACTATTTAAAGTATTTTCTAAATCAATTTTACCTTTACTTGTTTCACCATAAACCATTTCCTCTTTTACATACAGGACATCATCTTCTTGATTATAATGTGTAAATGTAATTGAGTCTTCAGGTACACTGTTGACATGTTCTTGAGATAATTCTATTTCATAAACATCATCACTTATCATAAAGTCTGGGAAATTGTTTTCACTATGACAATTATAACTATTGTCTTCTTTGTTAAATAAAAAATACATATAAATAGTTCCTCATAAATTTAAGAAAATTGGCGATAACCAACTCGGGATTCGATACGATACCAATACCTATCTGCAACCCAGTAGTTACTAGTTGCGATTTGTATCCTTGTCATAGGCCATGAATTAGTTTTAAGTATTAATGCTTCTACTGCCATCTGGTTGTCAGTAGGTAATGATGCAACATTGTTACTGTCTCTGTCTTCTTGGTACCAACTCGTAAACTGTTCAGACCCTATTGTAGATCCACCTATTTGACTCGCATGAAGCCCATCTAATAAGTCAGCATCTAAACCTGAACCAGAGCCGTCAACAGTCTTTATCTTTGTTAGAACTTGTGAGGCTGTGTCTGGTGAGCCATCTGAACCAGCAGGGCCTTGAGGGCCTGTAGCTCCTGTAGCTCCAGTATTCCCTGTTGGTCCTTGAGGTCCTTGAGGGCCAGTATTACCAGTGGCCCCAGTATTACCAGTAGGTCCCTGAGGTCCAGTAGGTCCCTGAGGTCCAGTAGGTCCCTGAGGTCCTGTAGCACCTTGTGGTCCAGTAGCTCCATCGTCACCAGCAGGTCCCTGAGGTCCAGTAGGTCCTTGAGGTCCTGTTGCTCCAGTAGATCCGGTTGCACCTGTGTTACCAGTGGGTCCTTGAGGTCCAGTATCTCCATCATCACCTTTAACGCCTTGAGGTCCCTGAGGTCCTGTAGCCCCAGCAGGTCCCTGCGGTCCTGTTGCTCCATCATCCCCATCAGCCCCAGCAGGTCCTTGAGGTCCAGTGGGTCCAGCAGGTCCAGTTGCACCAGTAGCACCTGTTGCCCCGTCATCACCTGCCGGTCCTTGAGGGCCTGTCGCACCTGTGGCTCCCGTTGGTCCAGTTAGAGCAGCTAGTTGAGACGCAGTAAAGTCACTGTATTCAAAAGCGTCACCCTGAGGACCTTGAGGACCAGTTGCGCCAGTAGCTCCGGTAGCACCTTGTGGGCCAGTAGCGCCTGTAGCGCCCTGAGGGCCAGTTAAGGCAGCTAATTGAGCTGAAGTAAAGTCACTGTATTCAAAGGCATCGCCTTGCGGCCCTTGCGGTCCTGTAGCGCCAGTAGCACCTTGAGGTCCTTGAGGGCCAGTAGCTCCATCGTCTCCGTCTGCGCCTGCTGGGCCTTGAGGGCCAGTAGCGCCTTGAGGTCCTGTAGGTCCAGTCAATGCAGCTAACTGAGATGAAGTAAAATCACTGTATTCAAAAGCGTCACCCTGAGGACCTTGAGGGCCTGTAGCACCTTGAGGTCCTGTAGCTCCCTGAGGTCCTGTAGCACCAGTGGCTCCTGTATTCCCGGTAGCACCTTGAGGTCCTGTGTCACCTTGAGGACCAGTAGCACCTTGTGGGCCTGTAGCGCCAGTAGCGCCTGTAGGTAGTCCTAGAGATAATACTCCAGTTGAACTGTTATATGATGATGTAGCAGAACCACCAGCAGAAACAGTTGTAGTGCTGGTTGTCAATGTTGTTAATTCATCACGATAATCTTCGGCTAAGTCTCTAGCACTTTCAGCAGCAGCTTGAGCTGTCTCAGCAGAAGTCTTGGCTGTCTGTGCAGAGTTTTTGTAAGATAATGCGTTAGCTTCGCTAGTAGCTGCCTCAGATGCTTTAGTAGTAGCTGTAGAAGCAGAAGTAGAAGCCGAAGTTGCGCTAGTTGACGCAGAAGTAGCACTAGATGCAGCATTGGTTTCGCTAGTAGCTGCATTAGTTTCGCTAGTAGCTGCATTAGTTTCGCTAGTAGCTGCATTAGATGCACTTGTAGATGCTTCACTAGCTTTAGTAGTTGCAGTTGAGGCTGATCCAGACGCAGACGTAGCTGAACCAGAAGCCGAAGTTGCACTTGAGGCTGCATTAGTTTCGCTAGTAGCTGCATTAGTTTCACTCGTTGCTGCATTGCTTTCAGATGTAGCTGCATTAGTTGCAGATGTTGATGCACTAGTTGCAGATGCACTTGCATTGTTTGAAGATGTCAGCGCAGAAGATGCACTAGAAGAAGCTGCGGTTGCACTATTTGCAGAAGCAGTCGCTGAACTGGCTGCGTTAGTCTCAGACGTAGCGGCATCATCTTCAGAACTCTGAGCACTAGTAGCACTTGAGGCTGCATTGCTTGCAGATGTTGCAGCAGACGATGCACTTGCTGTAGCACTTGACTGACTTGCAGCAGCAGCTGTTTGAGCAGCCTCTGCATTTGTTTCAGCAGTCTCGGCAGCAGTCTTCGCAGTCTCGGCAGCAGCTTGGGCTGTCTCAGCATTTGTTTCAGCAGTCTCTGCAGCAGCTTGAGCTGTCTCAGCATTTGTTTCAGCAGTCTCAGCTGCGGATTGCGCTGTCTCAGCATTTGTTTCTGCTAACTCTGCGTTTGTTTCAGCAGTCTCTGCAGCATTCTTAGCTGCAACTGCATCAGACTCGGCAGACTCTGCAGCAACCTTAGCTGTTTCTGCGGCATTTTTATGTGACAATGCGCTGGCAGCAGACGCAGCTGCTTCAGATGCTTTAGTAGTGGCAGTAGAAGCACTTGTAGATGCACTAGTTGCAGAAGAGGATGCTTCAGATGCCTTAGTAGTCGCAGTAGAAGCAGATGAAGAAGCTGAAGTTGCACTAGCAGCGGCATTAGTTTCACTCGTAGATGCGTTAGATTCACTAGTAGCTGCAGCAGTGGCAGATGCACTCGCATTTGTTGCGGCAGTTTCTGCGCTAGACTTTGCAGTTTCAGTTGCAGAGTGTGCGGATTCTGCAGCGTTCTTTGCTGTTATCGCATCAGCAGCTGCGGATGTTGCTGTAGCGTACTCACCTACAGTTTCATTTGTAAATGACCCACCTTCTGCTTTTTTATTTATAAGCCCAGCTTCTTCCGTGCCGGAACTAAAAGGGACAGAAGTTGTGTTTCCTTGATCTGGTTGGTATGTGATTGGAGTTTCAATAACATTACCTGATGAATCATATTCTATAGACATTATTATCCCCTATTACATTAACTCAGAAACTTCGTAAGTTATCTGATTAGATGAACCTCTAACTTTTCGGTAGGTCTCTTCATTATTTAATTCTTGTATAGCCATTTCTTGCTTTTGGAAATATTTCATAGATGCTTCATTGTCACCTAAGTAATCCATTGCATGGGCTAATGCACCAAATAGCAATGCACGTTCATTATCATCACGAAGCCAGTTATATACTTCGTTACCTGTGTAGTAGTTACCTGAAGAAGCAGGAAATTCTACAGCCCCTTCGTCTCCACTACTAGCTGTAGTTGTATTACCTGCATTGATGTTAGCTTGGTTCACAACATATGTAGCATTTAAGTCAAATAACCTACGATAGTAATGGATTTCAAAAACCTCACCTTCTTCTGCTGCTGGGTGGAATATAATATTACCACCTTTGTAACTAAAAGAGTTTTGAGGCTTTGATGTATTGTTATCTTCAAAAGATCGTAACCCAAGGTTCTTCATAAATGTACTTGAAGTTCCAGCTGAGTTAGTCCGTCTCATTGAAATTATTTCAGTTAAGTCTGGAGGAAGCTGTAAAGAGGTCTCTCCTGTTGACGCTGACGTAATAGTTGGATACAAATATGTATACTCCAAAGGTGGAATGCGAAGTTTACGATAGCAAGTGTCAGCAGAATAATCTAGGAAATCAGTGATAAGCGCATCGGTTAGGATAGAGCTGTCTCTGTTAGCCCAGTTACGCACTTTAGCAACTAAGGCATCAAAATTTGGAGTAGCCATTTATATATCTCCTTTGATATTAAATTTTCTTCATATGTGAAGTAATTAAGTCAGGGTACTCACTGTATATAATACGTTTTAATCGAATCATATTTGCAGGGTCATCTAGGAAGTCATCTGCATGAACATTGAGTTTATATTTTGTTAGTATATCAACAGCAACAATATCAGGTATGATAAATAAAGGTCTGTATTTCTGACCAGCACCAAAGTTATCTCGACCTTGGTTTCTCATATCTTTTGCATAGTTGCGGTAGTGATCGACATCTTGTGTCAATCGAAATTGATTTGTTCCAGTTTCTATATCAAAACTGTGACGATTATCTTCTTGTGATTTTTGTCCCATAATAGCGTCCTCCATTAGGAAAATAAAAGGGGCTCCCTTAGGAACCCCTTAAAATATTAGCTGCGATTAGCCGCCAATACCAACGATCAAGCCAGAGCCGTTAGGGTTACGTACTTCAAGAGTACATTCTTCAACGATCTGACCAATGGTAGAGTCACCAGACTGACCTACTTCAGTTTCCTGAAGAGGACGTAGAGTAGCAACATTGAACCACTGAGGATCATATACTAGAGCAGAAGCGTCTGCGTTAGTACCCATACCCATGATGTAGTTAGGAACTACTTTGATAGTACCAAAGTCAGACTCATAGAACTCTACAGACTGACGTAAAGTGCCATCACCATCGATGTTACGACGAACATTAGAATCAGCTGCTTGAGACTTGCTAGAGAATAAACGACGGTTCTTAGGAGAAACCATCAAGGTAGTAGCCTTACCACCATTCTCATATACAAGCTGCATTACGTCATCAACGTGGCTTAGTTCTAGTTCAACCAAGTTAGCATCAGATGAACCACGAGCCAAAGTACCAGCATCACCGATACCAGTAGTAGATGGAGCAGTGTAACCACCATTCGCAGATACATCTTTCAAAGTTGCATCGTTTACGAAAGCGTGGTAGCCACCCATAGTACGAGTACCAGAACCATTGGAGCTGTTCCAAGAGCTGACTGCATCAAACTCTAAGTCACGCTTCAATTCAGTACCACGCTTCTTCAACTGGTAAGCATACTCATCAGCAACGCCAGCTTGGTCTACAGCACGTTTGGTGCCAGAAACTTCAACAGTCTTGGAGTTGATTTGAGTGTAGTTACCTAGACGAGTACGTAGTGGCTCGTTACCTTGGGCAGTAGCAACAGTGCTGTAAGAAGAACCTTCAGCAACGGCATTAGAACCGGGAGCATCTAGCTCGTCAGTTTGCCATTCGTGCAGGATACCGCCTGCTTGGGTTTTACCGATAGAGCTCAAGAAAGGAGCTTCGTCACGAGTAATTAGGGAAATGAAATCAGACAACTGTTCACGTTCGGAGACGTTCATTGCAGTTGTGCCAGCAGCGGCCTTAGGACCACCAGTTACGAAATTACGTGCCATTTGTATTTACCTCTTATTTTAATATAGCAGTATTTACCTAAAGTTAGAAAAGCTCTTAATAAAATCTAATTGATCTTGTTTAGAGCCTTGACCGGAAAGAACTCGTGCTTTTAAATCATTTTGTTCACGAGTGGCTTTCATAGCTTTTGAAGGAGCTTTCTTTGTGGGGATACTTTTTGCTTTAGGGCTTCGTTTACGTTTGATTGCGCCTTTAGTCGAACGCTCTTTAAGTTGGCGATAATCATCGATAAATTTAACGATCCTTGCATCAAATATTTGTCCCAGAATATCCTCGGGTACACCTTCAGCTAGGGCAAACTTTTTAATTTTCTCAGCATCATACTGAGGTACTAGTTCTTGAATTTCTGTATTAAACTTTGTCAAGAGACCTTCATAATGCTTAGTTAAGTCTGCTTCTTGCTTTTTCTTGATGTTATCAGCTAATTGTTCACGTTTTTTACGAGCTTCCCAATAGAGTTCTTGAACTGCCTCACGCTTATCTTTTAACTCAGAAAGTTCATACGTATCTCCGCTCTTACGAGCTTCTTTGATGGACTTATCGAGTTCATGATATTGGCTTGCATACTCATTTTCTGTAGTGGTAAGTTGTTCGTTTAGAACAGCTGCAACCTCTTGGACTTCTTTTATACGATTGTTGTATTCGGCTTCTAGCTCCTTCCGCTGTTCACCGATCTGTTCACCCTTTTTAGACAAGCTTTGATCCGTAGCATAACCTTTACGGAGTTCTTCAAGGGTCAAGTGTTTTGTTTCCCCATCAATTTTGACAGGCACTTGATACTCCCAATCGATCTCCCCTTCTTCTAAATATTCAGCTTCTTGGGTAGACTCATCATCATCCTCATCTTCATATTCTTCAGAAGTGTCATCTTCGTCTTCGTGATTTTCGTCATCTGATAAAGTGTCTTCTTCGGGTACTTCACCTTCTTCATCATCTGACGGATCTGGAATCTCGTCACTATCCGGTAGACCTTCTTCAACAAGACCTAAGGCTTCAGCCATAGGACCCATTGGTACTTGAAGATCATCAAAGTTTACGTTATCCAGATCGGCACTGATATTCGCATCATCTCCAGAGGAGGTAGACGGTACTTGATTATCGTTGCTCATAAATTATTACTCCCTTAGTCCTCTTTTTTCTTAGACACTTTTTTTGATTTAGGTTTAGGTGCACTAGCTGGTGCCTCTAATGCTAGATCAGTTTCTAGCTCCTTAATCATAAAACACAAATCAGCAAAGGTTGGTGCGTGTAGTCGTGCCTTGCCCTGTGAACCAGCAATCTCTCCAATGAGTGCATGCTTCGCTTTAATGGCAAAATCGAGTGCTTTCTTAGCCTTCTCGCTCTGTAAATTATTCATCTATATTTTCCTCGTTTAATTGACTCTCACTTAGAAACTGGGAGTTAAACCCAAATGTTTCAATTCGTACTAGACGTTCTTTCACTGAACCTAACCCTAATGCTACGTGATATAAGTATTCACGTTCTTTAGTGCAGTGGGGTTCTGTCTGTAACCATGCTTCGAATAGTTCCAGCATGATTTCACCATAAGCATCATCAAAAAACTGTTCTCGATCTTTTCGAGCAAACTCAGCTTTAGTTAATGCTAGTTGTGCGGTGGGGAAAGTGTCCGGTTTATATGAGCCATCTGTTTGCATTTGCGGTTTAAACTTTTTGTTAGCCGCATTAGTGTACTTCTTTACACTTGCCTTCTTCGTCATATTTACCTCATTAATAAAAATTGGTAACAGGCGGCAACCCATAGAGGGCTTAGAGCCGCCTGCCAATCAGATTCTTTTTATCTGTGAATCCACCAGAAGATACTTTATCACCTTTCCTTAATATAGCATCTCAAGCTATTGTTCAATTACTTTCATCACTTTTCTTTTCTTGGCGTGATAGTGCTTCTATCGTACCAATTCGAATAGTGAGCTCATGTACTCGATCCTGCATCTCACTTAACTTTTGTATATCTCGCTCTAGCCCTTGTATTAACATATCTTGTCTTGCATCGTCAGGTAACGAACCCAGTTGACCTCGGGGCCAAAGGATTCGAAACTCTGAGTTTGATTTTATTTCAAGATCTGTCATTTCAACATTATGCTCGAGAGCCGTAAGTCGAGATTCAATTGTGAAGTAAGCCATAGTAGCGATTGCGGTAAAAGCAATCATGCCCAATATATTCTTGAGTGGAATAGTGAACTCTGAACTTTCTGATATTTTAGTCATTTGACCACCTTATAGTAGTTATTGACCCTGCGGTCCAATCATCTGTTCCATAGCCCCTGCTACTTCAGAAACAACAGTTTTACCAGTTTGAGGCTGTGTCATCTGAGAGTTTACAAGAGTTAATGCCTTAGCATATATCTCATCAATACTTGGGTGTTGTAGTATTGGTTGCTGCTCCTTACCAGCCTGAATAGCCACTTTGTTCCATTCTTGATACGATTTATCCAAGGCAACCATAAGTTGCTTAAGATTATCTTGAATGGCATTCTGAGATTGAACATTAGTATAGTCAATGTTCGCTTGTTTGAGATCCATCTCTTTCTGAAGTTTAGTAAGCTCCATCTCTTTCTGTTTGGCGATTTCCTGCTGTTCCATTTCACGAGACTTCGCAACTTGCTGTTTAAATTCATCAGTTGTGAAATCTACAATGAAGTCCATAGGATTCTCACCTAAAGCGTCAATTGCTTTGTGGGCAATCTTTGCTGCAGCTTCTGGGGATACTACTCCACCAGCACCAGCGTCTCGTAGTGCAGGTAATACCTGACCACCGATAACTTGCAACTTCTGCAACTTAGTACTGTTGGCTGCATCACCAACGTCAGCTTCAACAGATAAGTACTCGCAAGGGGGTAAGTCCTTAAACAGAACATCGTTGAAATCTGAGTTGCCAGTATATGCTCCAACGGAAACATCACTTAGTTCTTTGATCATAGTCTTGTAGACACCTTCGATGAGATCTAACCCACCAGTTTCCATAAACCTACGAGCAATGAACTGTATTCGTACTTGTGCAGCAGATTGCACTTGGGATACTTTGGCTTCGGAGTTGCCCGACACATATAGCGTATCATTCAAACCCTGGGCTGCTTTTGACAGACCAGTGGCTTGCTCTTTCTGTTCCTGCAGGTATTGCAATAGTGGAACTGTACCTGTAGAGATTTGCTCTGGTGGGAGCGATGCTACAGCTGCGTTCGGATTACCGATAGAAGCAATAACAGACTTAGGTTTGTAGTTTTGCAAAGCAGAAAAGTCTACAGTATTTGGGTCTGCAATTTTAGGAGCGTAGTTAGTAAGGTATGTATTCTCAACAAATCCACGTAGTATAGCAGTGGTAGCAAGAGTAGATGGTCTTGCCATATCAGCCATAGAAAGGCCAGTGAGTTCATGTGGAATTTTGAAGGGAACAAAGGATGCTACCTGAATGTGGTCAACATCTTCTTCTTCAAGGATAGTCTTACCAACTTTAACAACACGCTTGAGTTCTGCAATACCATCGCCATCTCGGTCTACATAGACCCAACACTTGACAATAGTAGCAGGATGCATTGCTTCAAGTTCTTCTGTGGGGGACTTCAAGCCTACGCCTGTGTCAGCCCCGGATGCTTTACGTCTCGCAGACTTATCATCATTCATGATCTCTTTATAAGTATACGAATGCGTATCAACATCATCCCATTCTATTTCATCAGCTTTTTCTGGGTATCGAGCTCGTATTGCGGAGCGACTTGTTTCAAACTCTAATGCTACCATTGGAGCGTCATGCAAGTTCTCTGCATCTCGAGAGATACGTAAAGCTTCTGGAGGTACGTTCTTGATTTCTACTTTACGAGTAGTTATAGTTCGATTTACACGAACATCTAAGTATGTACCTGTTATATCATCTAAGTACAGATCGCCAACGATTTCTACATTAGGATCTGCTAGAAGTGAGTCAAGAGCTTCGACAGTAATTTCTTCATACTCTTGTGCGGTTACTTTTACGTCTTCAACGTAGTCCCAAGTGATAATACCTTCTTTCCATAAGAGGCCAGACTTAACGTAAGTGTTAAGAATATCCCAACCACGATTCTTTTTAAAGATAGCACAGTTGACTGCCTCTGCACCAGCTCGGGCACGTTTGACACCTAGAGGCGTGTTATCAGATGGGGTTAATCTTGCGAGTTTGTTATTATCAAACAACAACTCAGAAAGCACTGCGGTGTAACCTTCGATAGCTTCAACTGTATCTGAGGCAACAATTTTAGAGACACCTTGGGGAGCTAGGTGATTGAGAGGTTGCATGGCATACTCCATGGTAGCCTTCTCTCGCTCAGCACTTAACTCTGTAGTGTCTAAGAAATTTCCATTTGATTGGGAAATCTCAGAGTCTATTAAGTGTACCAATTCCTCATCGGAAACTGGCTTTAATCCTTCTATCATTTTATTACCTCAATATCACGATTGATTCTATCTATCTAATTAGGGGAGGTTTCATTTCATATTCCCAGTACAAAGAAACACATCCAAACAAGTACCTGAGGAGGACTATTGGGAAACCTTAAATTCTTTTGGGCAACGCCCTAAGATCCTCGGACCCAGTTACAGCCATTGAGTATTGTCCGGAACATATGATCTGTTCTTGAACGATACATTGGTAGTAGAGAGTCGGTCTGCGTGAGTCCTGAGGACCTCAAGGGCAATTGCTGTTGCGATAACTGTATCATCATTACAACCTTTTATCGCGTTGGTACGACCATTTTCATCAGCCACGTAATCCTTACATTCTTGGATTATCGTAGGGGACGCGAGATTAATATCATCATTCTCTATTGCGTTCTTAAGATGACCTATGATCATGGGTTTAGTAGCTTGCGTTGTTCTCCAACCTAAACGTGTACCTTCCTCGTTAGATACATTAGCTACTTTGGTTTGATGGTACAGGTTCACATAACTCATCTGCTTGAGACGATTCAATGTGGCTATACCCAAGGAATTTGATTCAACTGCTAGTAGAGCATTGTTGTAATAGCGTCCTAAATAAAATAAAAGATCCCCATACTCAGTGGGGTCAATTTTATTGTTACGATATAAAGCTACGACTTCTCGTTTGGTGTTCATAACTACCGCTGCGGAGGAGTCTTGACCAACACCCAAAGCTACGTCAGCACCAATAATAAAGTGCTCACTAAACTTGGGATACTGAAAGATAGTCATACTGCCTTCGTTGTGATCCTCAAAGGAACTCGATGCAAGGCTGAATGATTGTTTCTTCAATACAGGTTCGGGTTGTAAGTCGTTTAGTCTTTCTATGTTAAATACGTTGGAGCCAGAAACCAAAAAGGCTTCATCTGGGGTGGATGGATATTCCTGTCGGAATTTACTCAAGCCACCTTCGGCTATTTTAAGTCTGCGCCAATAGAGCTGATCAAGCCCTAGGTCATGTTTTTCTTTAAGATCTAGTTCTTCTTCTGTCAAAGTTTCAGTAAATGCGTCCTCGTCGCCTACATCTCTGCGGTACTCTGACATTAAAAACCAAGGGACGAAAATTGGAATGTACTCATTCTCGCCTGCTACTGCACCTTTCCATAATCTGTGGAATGCATTACCCACACCATTAGCAGTGGATTCTAGAATTACTTCTGTTCCATCAGCTTGGGATATACCTTGGAAAAGGCCAGCAAGGATTTTCTCGTCATGTGTCCAGAAAGCAACCTCAGATAAATGAGCAATAGTTGGGGTGGTACCCCGTCCTGCTTCTGGAGATCCAGCCGTGTATAATCTGTAGCCTGACTCGTTGTGTTCAAACATTATCTCCTTTGCGTTGGATCTTTTGAACTTAGGTTTAAACTCAGGTTCCATGTTCTGAATGATATTCCTTGACATTGAGAACAAAGCATCCGATGTAGCACTGTCGTGTGCCATAACAACGGATTTGTTATACGGACTCAGGTAAGACTTCCAAAAGACTCGCCCACATGAATACGTGGAGAGTCCCATCTGTCTAGCCTTTAGGACAATAGCTCGGACCTTTCCGGTCTCTGCTAGTTGTTTCTCGATGGCGTCATTTACAATACGTTGCGCCTCGTTAAACTCAAAAGGTATAAAACCTCGTGTGGAGTCCTTAGGGAGTATGCGTACTTGTTCTGTAGCAAACTCGGCAAAGGATCCTTTGTATCGTTCAAGGTCCTTACGCTTCTTAGCTTCTTTAGCCAGCGCAAGTTTTTGACGATTAGTTAATTGATTCATCTGGTAGTCCTCCAGTTGCATAAGAGTCCTGACGGACTTCCGGGGCATAGCCCGGACAACACAATGCAAAAATGAATGTTGAAAAGGTTACTAAGGGTGTATAGAGTAGTACATAGGAAGCCTAGGAAGTCCCTATAGTCCCTTAGGATCCCTTCAGACCCCTAGTGATTCTTTTAGATATATTACTTAGATATATTCTCGTTAAGAGTACTCCCTAGCGTATACCTTAGGTATTACTAAGAAGGGGGAAGGGGTAGTATGAGTCCTAAGTGACTACACTATGGTTCTGAAGTTACTACCTAAATAATACCTAAGGTAGTCTAAGAAGCCCCTTCATCTTCTTAGATAGATCCATAATGTTCCTATAAGGTACTATAAATACCTAGGTACTACATTCCGTGTATAATGTGTTCCTATAAGGTACTATAAATACTCTGAGAAGGTACTTAAGTGTATATAATTGGAGTACCCCTAGGGTCCCTAAATAGAGGTCTATAGCGTACATAAGTTAATCCCAGATTATATCAGGTACCCCAAAGTATTTCCTATCCCCCCAGTAATCCCTAGGGACACTTCTGTAGTCTCCACACCCATAGTAGTACCCTAGGGTAGCCCTCAGGTACTCCTCAGGGGCTTCTCAGGGACTCCTCAGGGTACTTCATGGGTATAACCTTGAGTGAGGGTAGAACCTATGGGTACAGATGGAGTACCAAGGGGTACCCTAGGGGAACTCCTAAAGTACTACTCAGGGACTCCTCAGGGACTCTCACAGTACCACACAGTACCACACAATACAGGGTAGTACCTTAGGAAGTAGCGACCGTGTCTAATACTACGTAAAGGGGCTGCGCCCCACTGAAGGAAGCTCACATCGAGCACTTAATTAACATGATAGCCAAGAGGATAAATATCATGCCAGTAATGAAAAACGTAGTAATCCGTAACTCTCGCATTGTAACTCCAGTACGTAAATCTTGGGGTGGACAATATTCTTTAGTAATCGAGACGCCTCAGGGCCATCTCGTTTCAGACTCCAGTGCTGATGGTGAAAACCAGTACTGGCTTAACTGGAATGCAGAGTACCCAAATGGCGACTCGATTGCGCCTGTCCCTCAAGTTCGTGGTAAGTCAGTAGTAACTGACCCTACAGAGCTTGGTAATGGTTCCGTAGTAGACCTAGCGTTCGAAACAGTCGAGCGTAATGGTAAGAACTACTACAACCTGAAAGCAATCAAGCTTGTGCAGTACGTTAAGCCTAAGAGCTTACTCGACCTGTTCGACACTGATGAGACCTTTGAGTCTGATCCGGTGGAAGCTTTCGATGCAGAACCACAGTTCTAGGCCACAGGGCTCCTTCGGGAGTCCTTTATTTTTTTGCCACTAGCTATATAGTGCCACGGAGATTCATATGGAAATCTTTCAATTAGTCTTATTCACTCTTTGTGCTGTGTTCGGCTTAGCTGCCGCTGTAGCATTAACTATAAAGTAAATACTTGGAGAATACAGATGTATACTACATTAACTAGCAATATCGTAAGTGAAACCCTAAACATCATAGATCAGCTCGACCACGGAACTCACCAACAAATGGAAGATTCCTCAGAGCTGTCACAGCATCTAGGTGACTGCCTACGAGCTGCTCAATTAAACCAAATCTCATTCTTAGATTTCTGCAAAGAAAGCTGGGATGTACTTGATAAGATCGACGAGTTCGATAAAAATAACCAACAAGAAAGGTGATCTCATGGAACTTGTACATGAAATATTCGACTACTCATTCGTAGGCAGCTTCACAGCTATGCTTATATTGACAGCCGCATTATTATTCTCAATGTTTGACTAGGGGACTCTTATGGAACCTAACAAAGAAATCTCGGGCCTGCTACATCTCATTGAGAATGGTAGGCACCGACACTCAATCCACTATAAGTTTAAATCATTAACCCAACAAGAGGATCTATTGAACCAACTTATGTCCGAAGCAAACCCTGATAGTGATGCATACATTATTCAATGTGATGCTGATAACCAATATATTGCAACTCATAATATGGAGTAACTACAATGCGTAGAACAGAAATCCTTAAAATTCAATTACTTAACTCTCGTGGTCGTTTCTTCACAACTACATGGCGTGGTCCAACGAAACTACAACAAACTCTCAACTTCAAAGTAACTGAAGTAAAGAAAGTACTTCAAGATCGTATCGAGGTCAAAGCTTATGTGCCTAGCTCAAAAAGCTACCAAAATATATCTTTCTTCATGGATAAGAAGGGCGACTTGCTCTACTTATCTTCCGATAAAACTAAGATTCAACTCTCCGGCTCAGGTATCTGATTTATAGTACCTTAAGCTCCTAAAACCAAGAGGACGATGCAAATGCAATTATCTCAATATGGTGCAAACGCACAAACTAGCGGACTAAACCACGCTCAAGCTTTCTCAATGCAAATGAATGCAAAGATGTTTAGTATTCTTACCGATAAACTGTACACTAATAAAGAAGGTGCAGTTATTCGAGAGCTATCATCTAATGCAAAAGATGCTCACGTAGCAGCTGGTTGCCCCGACAAACCATTCTACCTAAAGCTACCATCATGGCTTGATAAGACGTTCATGATACGTGATTACGGAACTGGTATTCACCCTGATAAGTTTTGTGAAGTATACACAAACCTTGGGTACTCTACCAAAGAAAACGAGAATGAGTCACTTGGAGCTTATGGGTTAGGCTCCAAAACTCCATTCGCTCTAACCGATACGTACACTATCCGTAACTTTTATAATGGTAAAGTATATACATATACAGCCTACAAAGATGCTGGTATGCCTACAGTATCATTAATAGGTTCAACGGATACAGAAGATCCTAATGGCTTAGAAATATCGTTATCATATGACTTGCAATACACAGGTGCGTTTATTGATGCGACTCGAGAGCAGCTAAGATACTTCAAAGTAAAACCTATCGTGGATAGTGATGAAGATTTTGAATGGTTAGAAGTACCTGACTTATCAAAGGGTTATTCAATACGTGACTCATTCAGCTCATACGCTACTGTAGTTATGGGTGGTGTACCCTATGAACTAAAGTATTCAGATATAGTCAACCATGACTTCTATGAAGTTATGCGACGAACTGCCTTAATACTTAAAGTAGATATTGGTGATGTTGATGTAACTCCTAGTCGGGAAAACGTGGAAATAACTGAAAAGACTT